GAAGCAGGAGCGAATGATTCACGATGCACTGATTGACATCAAGATGATGCGCGACACCGTGTACTATTACGAATCTAAGAAACCAATCATCACAAACAATTATTACAAAAATGAGAAAGTTATACTTACTTCAAATGATAGTATTAATGCTATCATTCGCGCCAACAATCAACGCGAGTTCGAGCGCAGATACTTTAGTGGTAGATACGCTCCAACTAAATAACGACCAAGCATTCAACCTTTGCTACTATTCGTTAGAATATTGGTGGGCTTATGCAAAGATTCAAGATTCTATACTGATCCACAAGAACGCCATCATTGAAAAGTATGTGGAGATTACGGGCATCCAGTCTCAAAAGAATGAAGACTTGGAAAGCATTTATAACCTAAAGAAACAACTTGAGATGGACGAACAAGCAAAGGTCTTGAATGATGAGATTGATAGAAAAAAGAAATGGCGAAAGCGGACATTTATCGTGTCGGCAATCGCCATTTTTGAAGGTGTGATAATTTACATAATAATAAACATGTGAAAATTGGGAAGATTGGGAAGATTGGGAAGATTGGGAAGATTGGGAAGATTGGGAATAATCAATTTAACCCCATCAACTGCTCATTTTCACTTATCAATTCGAAGTCATAAAAGTAGGCTTCGCTGCCTTCAAGTGACACGATGTATATTATCATTTGCTTGCGGATGATGTAGCCAGTTACAAAACGTAACCGACTGTCCACATCTGACCGACAGTAGACAATATCGCCTATGCGATAGCGCACCTTCAAGTTCAAATCTATCATCATAGTATTTTGCCTTCGTGTATTCTGAAGTTCTGCACGTTGAAACCTTCACTACCACGTTTTGTTATGATTGCGAACCCGTGATTGTATTTCGCAAATGGTGCGTATTCGGGATTCAATTCACTAAGACATCCAACACTCCAGCACGTAGTTAATTTGCCGTTAATATCCTTCTCAGTATGCTCAGATGTTTGGTGCGAGTGTCCACAGATTGCGCTTGATTTAGCCCTCATATAAAGACCACGTGCGACATTAACTGGAGAGAATGTTGACTTGCCAAATTCGTGACCGTGTACCACCGCTAATGAGTTTATTCGTGCCAACTGTTTGCCGTGTATTATATCGATTCCAAACTTGTCAAAGCCTAGTAGATTGCTCAATTCAAAATCTTCAATACCATCTAGCGCACTTGCGTTCTTTCTGATGTATCTCTCGTATCGTTCCTCGTGGTTACCCATCTTCGCGTATATCCGTGCCTTTGGGAATTTGAAACGCAGGAATGAAAAGAATTGTTTAGTCAACTGAATCTCTGATCTAAATGAACGCTTGGTTCTGTCCTTCTCAAAACTACTTATCTCGTAACAGTCGATAAAGTCACCGCCCAATAAAATAGTGTCGCAGTTCTGCTTTACTCCGTAGTCGATTGCCAGATGCAAAGCTTTAATATCGTGATAAGGTATATGCACATCGAACAACGCGAGAACCTTTCTGCCTTCAATATCAATGATACTTTTTTCTTTCGTGTCTGACTTGGGTAAGTGATGAGCAACTGGTATTGATTCATCAAACTTCTTCGGATTATTTTTGTTGGTAACGTGTCTGTGATACTTAGAAGAAATATTGCCTAAAGTAGTGTTGTACTTCTTTGCAATTCTTCTTTTGAAGTCTGTGATTTTCTCACCTTCAAGTTGAATTTCAATCTTGAAAACTTCTTCCCATTTTGGAGTGTTTGTCATTGTGTAATTATTAAGTAAGTAAGTAAAAAAAGAAAAGGGACAACTGCCCCTTAGATATTTTTATATTCCGATTTCGCGTCAAAACAAGGACAAGCTTTAGCCACATTTGGAAAGTCTTTATGACCTTGAATTATTGCATTTGGAAACATTGTCTTTAATGCTTTCAATCGTGTGTACAGTTGCTTCTTTTGTGCATCAGTTCTGTTGTCTATTGGCTTACCTAACTTATCTACTCCACCGATATAACAAACATTTATAATTGATTTATTGAAACCTTTAACACCATTCGAAGGTTGAGCAATAGTTAGCAGCTGCGTTTCTTTACCATCTGCTTCAATGATGTAATGGTAACCCGGTGACTTCCATCCTAACTTCTCCTTCCAATATCTTTGTATTGCTTCAACCTTCGCATCTTGTCCAGTTGCTGAGCAATGAACTACGATATGTGTTATTGTTCTCATTCGCTTTCTATTTGGAATTGTCCTTTATCATCAAAAGATTTCAGCCTTTTCAATATCCACTTCGGCAATAGATCAGGCTTTATAGCACCAATATTTTCAACGATTGAAATTGCTTCACGAACAAGTAATGCTGCGTAACACAATTCTTCTACCCACAAAAATAGAGACTTAGTTATTTCATTGGTACTGAAATTTGTAAGATTGTGGACAACTATCAAGAAGAACGCATAAAGCACACTCTTAATAATCATTCCACCGAATCTTGAACTACTTAAAACGTGATACTTCCAAGCCTTCCAAATGCCTAGAACCGTATCAATGAAAATCATTATCACAAGATAGATCAGGAAAGACCAATCATCAAACACATACGTGTTAAAAAACGCAGCCATACTGCTCCAACTGATAGCTATGAGCAGCGGCATTTTCATTTTTAGTATGTCAAGATATGGATAAAATATGGATAGCGAATCATCTCTCATAGCATCAGTCTTTTTTCTTATCTGCTATGAACTTTTTAAGTTTGGCTTCCACTTGTTTTCGAAGTGCCTTGCCACGTGTCTTCTTACCTCCACCATTTGCAGTCGTAGTTGTTGTCATATGGATAATTATTTCTAGTTGATAAACTGTTGCCTGTGCTGAACACCATCTTACCACGCCCGTACACATTCTTCACTGGCTGCGTTTCGGGGAACGTGCTAGATGAATATTCAGGGAATAAATTATTGTTGTGGCAAAGATAGTCAACCATTTTTTTCGTGTAGTGCAAAGCCTTTCCACGTGCATCGTCAATCAATCTATCTAGTTCACTTTGTGCTATCACTTCAGAATCTTCACTCGTGCGTTTTACCAACGATCCATTATCATTTCGATAATACATTGCAGGTAGTAATTCAACCATCACGAACCATACTAACGCCTTGCGTATGTAATCATTTCGAAGTGTTAAGTATACACCCGTAATAGATGAATCTGCGCTATCATCTTTAATCTTATTCCACAAGTCAGAGCCAAGATACTGCTCCATATGTAAGTCTTGCGCCACGTAGATAGCTTGATAGATTCTATTCGAATCAACTGCTCCGTTCACGTTAGTATATTTCTTGACGAAGTTCTCGTCTATGATACAAATTTCAGCCATTAGTCTATATTTTTAAGTGAACCTCTGTTTGGTGTGTTGATGGGACGGATAGATTCTTTGCCTTTTGGTGGTAAGAAATCAAGTCCGCTATCCTTTACACGCTCATCGTTTTTCAATCCTTTGTTCGGTAGGAATTTACCGTCTTTTCTTTTTCTGAAATAGATTCTTCTGAGCCAAGAATGATGGCAGTAACTTCCGCCTTTCCAGGTAAAAATATCGTATGTGCTTTGTCCTTCTGCTGCAAATTCTTGATTCACTCCACTTGCGCTCATATCTGCAATATCTTCATATCTAAACACCACACCTCTCGCGCTATCACCTACCATCTGTCTGCAAAATTTGCGAGAGTTTGCGCTTATATTCTCTGAGTATTTGTATCTCAATTTATACAAACCACTATCTCCCCAATTACTCGCCTCACCAGGATTAGCATAGCTGCCATAAGCCATATTAACGTTCTTCAAACCTTTGAAGTATTCAAGTTCTTCAAGACTTCCACCAGCTTCTTCTTCGCTCATCAACTCCCATTCTTCTTCGTCAATTATCTCACCAAGTTGAGACAACTTATCTAGCCATTTATCTTCTTCTTCAACAGTGAACTCTGGTGATTCAGTCGTGCAGCAAACTTCCGTTGCTACTTTTTTTTTTAGCTTAGTCAATATTTGACTTGTGCCTATTGGAGCAAACAATGGCAATACTACTTCTTCATTAACTCCGTAAATATTCATCAGAATTGCAGAACCTTGCTCAGATGTCAATGCGCCACTATTAACCTTCTCCACAATACCGACAATAGCCGCCATTTGATTAGCATCTAATTGGTCTACTTCTGATTCCTCACCATTACTCACAATGAACACCGCACTTGATGAATTAGCAGCTTGTAGAATTGTCTCTGCTGCATCAGTAATCAAGCGTTGTGATGGCTCAATAACCTGCTCATTGAAAATCTTAAGAGCAGTTTCCATCTCGTCCTTATTACTTCCCAAACCACCGCCCTCACGGATACCAAATAGCAATGGCGAAGTAACGCGATGCGCAATCATTATTTGACGAGTACAAACATCTTCAAGATATTGATACTGCTTATCAGCATCAGTGATTGGGAACGGAGTAAATTCCGCTGCTCTGTCTCTGTTCTCATTGAACATTAAGACGAACTTACCAGCGTTAACTGCGCCACTTATATTTCTTTCAATATCGTGACGAACCATATCCATTTCTTCCTGCGTTTCAGGTATGCCATTATTCATCGAAACAACCATCGAAGGGAATAGACCATTCTGAATGTTGTTAACGTGAAATAAAGCTATCTGACGCGACAACTCAATGTAGTTAAGCGAAGAAATGTAGTCAGGCTTTCCGTAGTAATTAGCAGTCGAAGAATTTTTGAAGCAGAAATAGACTTGTCTCGGATGCTCCTTTTTAGTTTTCTCTGAAAACAATGGTATAAACTTAGGAGCGTTTCTGCGCTTTTTCAAGTTCGACCAATCATTCGAATACCACACGCCATTGATGTCACCACTTTCTCTGTTGATACCGATACGACAATTCTCGAATGGCAAATGTTCAACGAATGATATCTCACCGCCCAATGTCCAGACCACCTGCCAAAAGAAGCCACCGTGCAGCTCTAAATCTAAAGCAGTATTGTTGACCGCTGCATCAATCTTTAATGATTTGATAAGTGAAGCAGTACCAACATCCTGCGATGTGATACCTTTACCTGCAATCATCTGTGAGATTGAGCGTACCAATGATCCGTGAACTGGAGACTGCTCTGCTAGTTCAAGGCAGTATTGTGGGAATCCATTTCTATCACCATAGTCAACCCATCCTTTTGAAGATTCTTTTTCATCACTTGACACCTGCGTGTAATTAGACGAAAGGTTGATTGATGTAATTTTATTAATCAATGATGATGTCATTTGCCGTAGTTGTTTCAACAACATCGTAGTACGTGCCGTTGTCTATTAATTCTAAATAACCAATCTCTACAATACCAACTATTGATGCATCTTCGTCATCAATATTTGTGGACGAATTTTGTCCATAAACCACATAACGATAACGACCTGCCTGCGTAAGTGTAGATGTCGTGACAGTGATGTGTGAGTAACCGCTTCCGTCAGTTATGACCGTAGGAACTTGGTTTAATTTCTCACCAGTTTCGCTATTCTCCTCCCGAATAATCGAGAACATATAATGCGTAAAATCAGCCAACGTATACCTGCCCTCGTAAAGTGATAGATATAGTGACTGATTAGCCGTATTTGGTAAAAGATATACCATATAAAAGATAATATAAAGTAGCGGATAAATCTCTCAATATATCCGCTACTAAATTACGAATTAATCTTCGATTGTGATAGTGCCAAATGTAGCATTATCGAAAGGAACAGTTGTATAACTTTCCAATCTTGGAGATCGGAATCTGTCTTCAGCTGAAAGAGTCAAAGTGTAACCATTCAAGTCACCTTTTGCAGCACCCGTAGCACCGTTTCCACCGCTTACAAGTACACCTTCCTGCGCACCAATCATCCAAATATTTTCGTTAGCATCTTCAACAAAAACAATCCAACGACCATACGCCAAGTTCTGAAGTTCAACTTGCTTATTTTGGCTAAGTCCTTTTAAACTTACACTAATAGTTGATGTCCAAAACACTGAACCCGTATCAAGGTTAGCAGTTGTTTCTTCTACCCAATTGCCCGTGTTACGATGAGGAACATATTTGTAGATCGTCATCGTTGGCAATACCTCAACTTGTCCAGTTGTATTGTCGTAGTCAACACCTGCCATTACAACATCCCATTCCGCGAAGTAAAGAGCCTTTACGCCACCAATGGTATCATTACAACCAAGACCGAAACCTCTAGTTAAATTACACATAGTATTTTTTTTTTAATAAAAAAACGGATGGGTGTTTAACGCCCACCCGTTCTTTAAAGTTATTAATTCAATTATGGATTAACGTATCCAAGAGCGATATCTGCACCGAATCCGATAGCAGTACCACAACGGTAACGCATTGCAACACGCACGTTGTCTGAACCGTCAGTCATTGACATATCAATAACCTTCGCTTCGTTCAAATCAGAAAGCAAATCAGTACCGAAGAACAAGTTGTCAGCTTCCGCAGCAACCATTGTTGAATCAGGAATACCCGGACACACATAGATTTCGTAACCATCAATCAAGACTGGAGCATTCTCAGTCGCGTTGTATGTGAATTGGAAACCAAGTGTATTGATAGCTTGACGATAGAACTGAGCAGTCTTACGATTAACGTAAAGCTTCACTGTATCTGTTTTGCCAATCAATGTAGATGGCAATGCAGCAAGTACGCTTTGCATTTGCGCGATAACTGTTGATGCAGAAGTAGCTGCTGAGAAGTCAACATCAGGAGTACCTGATTTAGCGTTGTCAATCAATCTTAAAAGACCAGTGAACGCAGTGTATGTTGGTGTTGCATTAGATGATGCAGCATCAAAGTTACCCTGCCACAAGTTGTACTCAATTGCTTCTCCAACTTTTGCAGCAATGTGAGCCAACATAAAGTCAGCGAACTCAACTGGCACAACATCGTTGATGAATCCTGCACCGGTATTGTAAGCTTCCCAATCTTGAACGAATTGCTTTTTGCAAAGTTCAACATTAGTGTTCAAGTCAGTTGTAGTAAGTACAGTCTCAGCAAGAGTAACTGAACCTGCAGTTGTGAAATCACAAGTAGCAGCAACAACCAATCCGCTTGAAGAAAGCTTCTTGATAACCGCTTTGTACTTTACGTTTTCTTTGATAGCAACATAGCCTTTTGCTAGTGTGTCGCCTGATAGGATAGCAGCTTGTATGTACGGAAGTGCTAATGCACCTGCGTATGAAGAACTGCTAATAGTTAATGATGTAGCCATTTCTTAATTATTTTTTTAGTGACATAATCGTCTTAAGGATCGTGTCGTTTTTAGTTTGTTTTTTTGAAAAATTAACCGCAGTTTCTACAACTGCTTT